GGTTGTCAAAGAATCCGAGTTCTAACAGAATAGCTGGCATCGTTGTATGGGTTGTAATATGCAAAGGATTATCAAATACTAAACCAGCACGTCTACGACTACCATACTTGTCAAATATTTTTTCCATTTCGCGCGTCATAACTTGCGCAAGATTTGCTGTTTGACTACCTAACTTATAAACGAATGAACATACACCTTCAGCTGTTGTTTGTGGTGCTGTGCCTACTCCAGCAGCGTTACTATGAAATGATAGAAATAATGCTTTTTGATTTAACTGGCTATATATTTGATTAGCATTGTCAGTTCGTTCTTTAAGGTTATTATCTTTGAAAGGGTGGAATACCGGAATGCAGTGAAAACCTTCAGCGGTTGCAAGTGTTATGAATTCGTTTGCTATCTGTCTATTAAAGTGACCTTCATAGAACCAACCATTATAATGGTACGCTTTACCGTTTGTGTGTAAGGTCTTTTTTCCTATCGTAGCAGGTGTTAAATATTCTTTTGTCATAGGGTCTAAGCCACCGTGACCTGCATCGATAAATAGAACTGTTTGTTTTTTTGCCATAATTGTACGTTATTTGAAACAAAAATATATAAAAAGTTTATAATATCAAACAAATTTGTTTATATTTGACACAATGTGTGTTTGTGTGAAAAAAAGATGCCACTTCTCCGCTCTGGATTGGTGGCATTCTTTTTAGTGTTCAAAGGTTATATTATGGTCATCGATAATAAACCAGAATTTTTGAAATACTTTCTCTAATACTTCATATCTATCCATTTCAGTATTAGTATCCAGTTCCCACTCTAAACCTTTTTTAGCATTCTTGAAGTCATATAATGCCCAATAATAATCTGAAGCCTTAGTTGCCATTTTAAAGTGCATATTGTCGTCTTTGTCGAAGTCGGATAAGTCATATTCAAGTGTAGCTTTCATAGTTTTAAATTTATAAATTAAATTATTTTATCAGGCTTATACAGCCAAATTAGTAATATATGCGCATTGCGATTAGCCATTATTTAGCCACAAGTGCTTAGTTCGGTTTACTAAACAACGTTGGTGCTTCATTCTCTTTTTCTTTTCTTTTTTCTTCCCATTCTTTTTCTATCAATTTAATTTCGTTAGTGCATTTTGGGCAAGTGTACCACTCATTAAACCTTTTATCAAACACTTTATTTACACCACCACAACATTCTGGTATGTGTGTTTCTGTAACTTGTGGTCTATTTTCTTCATTTAAAAGTATTTTAAGAGTTTTATCTAACAAATAACAATATCTATGCTTGGTGGCTCTAGGTAGCCAAACACCTCTTAAATGTTTTGTTTTTCCCCTTGGATTTAATCTGCCATCAGCACAATAAAAATCTGTTTTTTTATCTGTTTGCCCGTAGTATTTAAAATTACATACTTGGTAAATGCTACCTACGTGCTTACTACTATCTGCCAATGTCGTCACAGCTCTTACTTTTTCTCTTCTTAATATTTTTATGCTATTGCCTAATAAATAGCTTGTTGAATTACTGCCATTTAATTCTGGCAACAAACATAATCTGGTAAGCTCTATAATATCTGTATTTTCATTCTTCATCCCGAACCAACTTTTTACAGCAGAAATACCTTGTGGTAGCCCGTATATGGCAACACCAACTAAATCGTTATACAAAAACATACCTATCCAGAATTTTGGAAATGGGTGTACGGCATCGCCTAAGTAGTGGTATTTTGCAACAAATGAGTTAGCTGTATTTTTACTCACTTCTTTAATAGTAAAAATGCTTTTTGCTTTCACATCTCTATTTTTAAACTTTTCTATTAGGCTATAATCTATCATACACATCCTTAATTTCGTTATTTTTTAAATCCGAATAAGCAAGCCTAATCCCCTCAATGGAGTAAACGGCATCAGAGCCAATATAAAATATATTTTTATCTCTAGCTTTAACAGGTTCTGAAAGATGATGAACAGGTACTTGGTCAAATTTATCCTCTTGTACAAGTGTTCCTTGGTTTTCAACATACTTTCTAATTTCTTGCAACATAGTATTTCTCATATTTTTAATTTTATAATTAAACATAGTTTTGTTCAAAATATTGTTCTCCATTTCTAAGATTGCGCTCTTCGACATCTATTGCCCTTTGTTCATAAGCCTTAATAAGTTGTTCGCGTTCTAAGGTTTGAAGTTCCATTATTTTATCTGCTAATCGCATACATAGAACATCGTAAGGCATTGTATGCTGTGCTTTTTTATAGTACGCTATTAACTCACCTAATGCTGTTTGTTTCATCTGTTGCTTGTTTTACGGTTTCAAAAGCCAGTTCGTTGACTTTTTCTAAAAATGGTTCTATCTTATCCAATGGTATATGCGCCAAACACGCCATAGTTTCCACCATTGCACCTACGTTCTCAAAGTTGGTATCTACTAATCTTTTGCGTTTGTCAACATCTAAGTGAAGTTGCATACTATTCAAAAAGTTTTCGATGTATATTTTTAAACCTTTGTACTTTACTTTGCTTTGTGGTGGCATAGTAGCTGGATTGAGTTCTGCTATTGCATATCGGACACAATTAAGTGAGGAAATTAAAAGCCAAATATCCGCGAGTTTTTTTCTATTGTCCATAATATTCTTTTAAATCGTCAAATAATGTATCCTCATAGTAGTTAGAATCCGTTTCAACAATTAAGTTAAAATAGTTAATTAAAGCATCAGATGGTTCTGGATTGATTAAATAAATTGAATTGTCGATAAGTCTATCAATTAGCTTATCTAAAAATTCGTTTGATAGGATGCCAGAATAGTAAAGCTTTTGGTACTCCTTAATTAGCAAATAGTTTTTGTAAACCTGCTTGTTAATTGCTTCTTGTTTGTGTGTCATAATTGTGTGTTTTGTGTGTGTAAAAATAAATTGATAGACAAATTTAAAAAGACTTATTTACATTATATAACTTTTGTTATCTTTTTTTTAATAATTTTTTGAAATAGCCAGTAAAACCAGCTTAAAAGCGTCTCTTTTGTCTTGCTCTGACACTAATCCTTTGTAATTATTTACCTCTGAAAATTGAGTTAGTAATACTTTTGCCGTTTCCTTAGTCATCTTATCGCCCTTTTGCTTAGGACTTAACTCAATTACATTGTAATTACATTTTTTAAGATAGTCACAAGTTAACTGGCTGACTGCCTGATTCATACCTACGTTCCTTGACTTTCTGGCCACGATGTTTTTATTCCCTCGCATATCAAAACTAAGGTTCTGTAGGTTGCTATTCTCAACGCAAAAAAGATATTCGCCCTCTGGTAGACTTGTAACGTAGAAAATAAAGTCTGTAAACTCCATTACAATAAAGTCAAGACTATTGTCTTCAGTATCGTGTAGGCAAAGAGCGAATCCATTTTTCCGCATTGCAGGGTCTATTCCTATAATGACCATTCCTTAAGTATTATAGGATTACGATTAGCGTACATTTTTAACCTATCTTGTAGTTCAAAGTCATAACAGGTTATTTTCATTCGCTTTGCCTCTAATGGCTTGTAATGGTCTGGCTTGTCATCAATTTCTATTTGTACTTTTACTTTGCCTTTGACTACCAATTTAGGTACATCAGCAGTAAATTTAATTTGGATGTTGTTGAATGTCATATTTATATAATTTGCTTTGTTTAATAATTTGCGTTATAATATTCCAATAGTTTACTTCTCCGTATCCTTTTAATTTTGACCAATGAGTATAGTCTTTAAAACATACTTTGTTGTAATGCTGGTTTAAAAACTTTGCGTGGTCGATATAGGATTCAATAACACTATCATAAGCCCTCCATTTGATACCTCGCCTGTCGGTATAATATTTTCCTTTGTAGGCATTCTTATAATACTTTATACCAAAGTGGTTATTTGAGTTTTGTGCTATGTTTGAGCGACCGCCTCCAGATTCCTGAATAGCTTGTGCAAATTGTATTGATACAGGTATGCCGTATTTCATTTCACAATATAAAGATATTGGATAATATTTGTACATATATTCCTTATTATTTTTAGGTTCTATATCTGAAGTTAAGGATAATAGAAAGTACATTAAGAACATTTTGTAAATCATTTTGTAAAGTTTTAAGTTAACAAATACGTGTACTTTGTCAAGTAATACGTTTACTACGTTTCATAGTTCTATTGTCAGGTTTAACCTTATTAAAGCGATACGTTTAATAAATACGTTTACTTTAAAAATTCCCAAACGAATAGCTTAGTATAAATTACTTCAGCCTTTTGTTGAAGTGTCTGGTCGGTTCTGTTTTCTAAACTTTTAAGTTGAAGTCTGGCAGATTTTGCCTCGTAAAAGTCCTCAAAGCTACCAGCCGTTTTTCTTAACCTTTTTAGAACTATATCTTTGGCATCATTCCAAAGTTGACGCCTGCGAACTTCAGGTAGTTCAACTATTTTTTGGTCAACTAATATCTTTGCCCAGTACATCCAAAGTTCATCCCAGTGTTTATAGTCAAGTTGTAAACCTTTTTGTTTTTTGTTAAGTTGTTCTTTGAATTGAGCGATTACTTTTTGACGCGCTAAATAGTTTTTGTGTTCCACTTCACTCCAGAAAGTATCCCCAGCTACGTTTTTTTCGTGTTCGCTAATTACTTTATTCATTACGTTATTACGCTTTGACTTGTAAGCTGAAAGTATATCGCCTAACATAGATATATTGAACTGACCATAGTAGGCTTTCATATCTACTTTCTCAAACTTGTTAGCAGAAGCCATTTCAAAAGCCTGTTTGATTTCGATTGCTCCAAGTTCGCCGTAATAGTTATAAATAAATTGTATTGCTTCAACCATTACTGTTTCGTTAAATTCACTTTTGCGAATGCCACAATACAATTCTGCGCAAATTGGTAGTGCTATTGATAGTGAGGATAGGATGTCATCTTTACTCATATTTCGGATAGGACTTTCATATCCTAAAATCATAGTTTTGATTTCAGACTTACTTTCTGAAAGTTTGTTCTGCACGTTTTCTAATGTTAGAAATAAAGAGTTCCCTACCTGCATCTGTGTTTGCGTAATTTCCTTTGTCATCGATTAATGGTTTTTGTGTTTGTGATAAATTATTTTCTATTTGGATTTGTGATTGTGTAAGATACTTCTCAAAATTAGACTTTCGGAATATTGTCTCTGGTATTAAGTATCTCATAAATTCAGTACCTTTCCATTCGTTGTACTTTGACTCAATAACTTTGATACATTCTTCCAGCGTTGAGCCATCATCTAAACGTTCTTTGATTAACTTGTATGCGCCATAACGCAAAAGTAAAGATTTAGACTTAGGAATCTTATATTTCGCTTTGGTTTTTTCTGTAAGGAGTTCTAATATCTGACTGGTCTCAAAATAATATTTCACATCCTCAACTGAATCTTCAATTTTTTCAACAAAAGAACTTTCTTTATTTATATTTATATTATCATTATTTATATTCTTATTATTTATATTCTTTATTATGCTCCCTTTGGTAGTATCAAGTTGCGCCGTTTGGGAGTAACTTGGTGAACCCTTTTGGCTTATCAAGTTAAATAGGTTTGTAACTTCTTGTTCAGCAATTAAATAGTGTGTTACTGCTGGTAAACCTTTTAGTTTAGTTTGAACTAAACCAGCGTCAACTAATATCTTAATACATCTTAATTGAACCTTTGCTGAAAGGGTTGTCTGTTCCTCAATTTGTTCACGCGTTCTAAAAAACCATTCTGAATATTCCAATTCCTTTTGGTTATTCCAATACAATTGTGAACCTGCAAGATCTGCAAATAAAGTAGCAGCTTCTAAACCTACTTTCCTTGCCAATGCTTTATTAACTGTTAAATAGGAATTTGAACTAAGTAATTCTAATATGTTCATATTTTAATCTTTAAAATTTAAATGTGCAAATTCGCCAAAGTATTTTTTTGCTTGTTCATCATATGCTTTAGCAGCATCAATAGGATTATCAAAAATTTTAAAAAAAACTCTTTTATATTTAAAATATAATTGTGATATATATTTTGAATTTTTAAAATTAACGACACCTTTATAACCTGTTTTATTTCTTTTTGATAATTTTTTATTTAAAGTATTGTTTGAATTAGTACATACTCTTAAATTTATTTTTCTATTATCAAGTCTATCATTGTTTATATGATCTATTTGTAAATTATCAATATTTATATTATTTATATTCATAATATATCTATGTAAATAAATCATTTTTTTATTTATATAAGCACTTACATAAATTTTTTTTGAATTATAATACCATTTGTATTTTAATAATTTTTCATAATCATCATCATCAACTAATGTATAAATATTACTATAAATACCTGTCATAAATAATTTTTTCATATATATAAAATAAATTAGCCCAAACAAACTTAGTGTAGGAGCAGTACACTAAATCTGAATGGGCTTGATAACCTATTTATTTTTACTTATTTTAACTACTGCTCCTAATTAAAATAAGATTCCGTCTGAATTGATAGTTAAAAATAACAACTATTTCAGATATAAGCAAATTTTAATACTACTTTTTAAAATATTTTTTACGCTCCAGACTTTCATTCAAAGCCTTTTTACAAGCATCAATACTATCATAAGTCCTATTGCTTATCCTTGAGTCACAGACCAATCCTTTATTGTTCTCGCAATGGTATATCCACTCACCGTTTAACTCTATCAATTCAATGTACATAGTTCTACTTTTAATAGTGCCAATGAATTTATAAACATTTTGCCCATCCATACCAGTATGGGAGAATGTGAAAGGAACTGCAAATAAGTCAGTATAATTTTTGTATCTAATATCGTAGATACTTCCCTTCTTACTTCTTATCTGTTTACGCTTAAGGTTATTTTCTTTGATTATCTTTTTTAAAGAGTAACCAGTTAACCCATATTTTTGTAATATATCAGCTATTAACATATCGTTATTATAGTCCTCGATTACGCCTTCAACAATTTTACCATTCAAAGCCTTTATCTTTATATTACGTATAACCTCCCTACATTTTTCAGTATTTTTAAAGATAGTAGATTTGGTTACATTATACTTTTTAGCCAAGTCATCAAATGATATACCAGCTAAATAGTCTTTAACGATATTAGCCTTATCGGTTTTACTTAATAACTTTCTTGGCGTGTGAACATCAGCAAGTATAACACAAATTGAGGACATAGAACAACCATACTTATCAAATAGTTGTTTTTTCCCTAAACCGTTTTTGTAATCTTCGATAACTTGTTGTCTTAAGCTATCTGTTAATTTAATATACATCTTCAAACTGTTTAAACCACCAACAAAATAATATTACTATAATCAAAGCTAAAATTATATCAGTCATTTTTGTTCTTGTCTATAAAGTTAATAATATCGATTAGCGTCTCTATACTCTTTGGATTTTTCTTAGACCACGTTTTACGGAATCCGACATCGGTCATATCAATACTACTATAAAAATCTTTTATCTTAATATTGTTCTCTTTGCAGTATTCCATTATCTGGTCATAGATAAGTTTTTTACTCTTTATATCTATCATAAAATCTTTGATTTGTGCTATTTAAAATTTAAAACTATATATACCTATCGAAAAGTAATTATCTTTTAAAATAGGCTTGTTTTTGTAACGATTAGAACCTATTTTGTAGTTCACCATCAATCCATTGTAACTGACCACTATTCAAATCGTACAATTGTGTAATTTTGTCACGCCTTGAAAGGTCTTCAGCTATCCAGTCAACTAACTTATTAAGCTGGGCAGTAGTTTCAACTTTCTTTTTTACCGCTTTTGTCAATTGTTCCTTTTGGATAGGGCTATTATTGGCATCAGTATCGACATCGACACTAATTTGTAGTAACGCTCCAAGTGAGTAACGCTTTGCATAAGTAATGCCACCTCCTAATTCTTGAAGTGCATTTGTACCCTTATTACCATTCATAGGATTGAACGGCATATTAGCACCTAAATACTGACCGCTTGAATGATATAATACCGTAGTCATATATTCTCCAGCCAATTGTTGTACCACTACCAAACCACAATCCGAAAGTAAGGGTCTAATAACGTGTAACAAGTTGTCTAAACTTACATATTGATTTCTCAAATGTTCGTTCTTAGCATCCTTTTTAAGACTTGCTTTGTCAAATGCTATTTGGAATTTTAGTAGTGCTGGAATAAGTTCCGTAATTTGTTCGCTCTGGAAGTAATCCGCGTTTAAGTGTGTTGTGTTCATTTTTAATATGGTTTAATGTTATAAAGAATGTAATTTACCCAGTCACGGTGAACATCGTTAAATAAGTCATTAACTTCAAGTTCAAACTGTCTATAAGACTGCATACCTAAAATGTGAGCAACAAAGTCAAGGTTTTCAACTTCAACTCCATCAATATAGATTTCGTGAATAACCCAAAAGTCAGGTTCGCCCTGTTCGTATCTGGTAGCCTTGTAACCTTTCTCAAATTCAGCAGTCACTAATACCTCGTGACCGTTTTCGATAAATGTGTGTGAGTGCATAATGTGTAATTTAATTAAGTGAAAAAAATCGATTTAAAACTATATTTGTAAACTGATTAACTGATAAACCTAATATCAATAAAGCATCGTCAACATCTGGAAAAAATATATCGTCAATGTGAATACTTTGAAAGTCAAAAGTGTGCTTGTCGGTTTCAGTATTGTATTCGTGAAATACTTCCATAGTGACCTTGCAGTTATTAACGTAGAAATCAAAAATCATTGCAGTACATTTGTAATTCGTAGTATTCAGCTTCTGTCATTTCTGCATAATAAGCCTCAACTTCTAATTGGTGATATAATTCGTTTAGTTGCTCTTCTGTGTATTGCGTTTCCATGTTTTAAATTAAAATTTATTAAAAGTTAAAAAATCATTGTATGTTTCATCATGTAGGTCATCATCTCCATCAGCATAATAACTATCGTTAAACTGATTAGCCATATCTCCATTTAATTTAAATTCAACTTTCTTTTTGCCAAGTGCTTCTTTTATTACGATATTATTTAAGTTTCTTAATATCATTTTTAAAGTATTTTTTGCATGGCTTTCAGTCATATCATCGACTAATATTTTTTTACCTTCTTTTGTAGTCCAATATATTTGTTCTTTCATATCTTACTTTGTTTAAAAGTGTTCACAAATTTAAAACTAATATTTTTAATTACCAAACTTTTGTTATCTTTTTTTAAAAATAAATAAAAAAAAGGATAGCCTTACGGGGCTACCCTATCAATTAAACACGGTCTATATCTTATATTTCTTTATCCTCGTTCTTATTCTTAAGGTCGTTCTTTATGTCATTAGCCTTACCTATCAATTCCTTAAGACTTTGAAATATACTCTTACCTCTGACTATCGTATAACTCTCATCTATGGAAGTAAACTCAATAAATATGAATACTAAAGTTAATGCTTTTGTCAGAAAATAGTCAATATTTATAAATGTTTTTACAAATTCGTTTAGAATAAACTTATCCATTAAAAAAAACAATACGATAAGCGCTACATAAGTAATTGACTTTTGAACTAAGCCTACTCTCAATTTCTTACTTGTCCATTTTAAACCAGTCTTTTTGACCCTCCAGTAAGCTATTGCAGTATCGAATAATACAAAGCTAATCACGGTCAAAATAACTCCGTGAATAGGAGCAAAGAATGTTATGAGTGTAAGTATTACCGTATGTAGTACGTTTAAAATATCGTTTAATAATTTCATTTTAGTCTAATCTTTTATATTTTAAAATCGAACCCTTCCACGTTCTCGCAGTTGTAGAACCAGAATTTAATGCAAATTTGAAATTTAATACAGCATCAGCTGAAGCGTAAAATCCAAAATTAACAGTAGCGGTAACTATACCTGATACATTTGGAATACTACCAGTATTTTGACCAATTACTACACTATTTGTAACGTTTGTACTTGTAGCTATTATAGCAGTAACAGTAGCTGAATTTGAAGCATTACGACAAACAATATTGCCTACTCCATTTATAGTTCCTGATGTCACACCAAATGCAAATTTGTAATCATTCAATGAACTATCTGAACTTGTAGCCAATGTCATTTCTATTAAATAATTCCCACCAGCAACAACGTTAAATTGTAAATCTGAATCATTTGTTAATGTTGTATTATTAACATCCTGATTTGCACTTTTTACAATAATACTATATCCATCACTTGGAACAACTGGTGAGCTCCCACCTACTTCAAAAAAAAAATCAGAACTTAATAACGTAGCTAATTGATAAGCATCTCCATTGAAAGGAATAGCACTTGCAGGTTCTACCTGAGTGTTATCAATCTGGTCAGCAAAGATAGAAGTCCATTGATTGTAACCATACTTAATAACTATCTCATTAGAACTTACTACATCCAAAGCATTAACACTAACAAATGCTTTTAAGATATTTCCAGCCGTGTCAGTCAATACTACATTTCCAGTCGATTGTTTTACTATATTCATTTTATCTATTTTTAATTTACCATATAAGTTCCTGCAATATGAAAGTTATCTGTCGTATCTAACACAAAAGGTTGTTGATGCGTAAACGGTTCATCCCTACCACTTGTACCAATATAATTCAAAGTCAAAACCTTACTACCATTGTCAACGTGACCACTTATTGAATACTGCCTTGCCGTTGAAGTATCGTGAATACATCCATCTCTTAACTGATAATTACAACAAGCCTCAAAAGGTAATTCAACATAATACTGACCAGTACCAAAGTTAGTTATATTATCAAAGTCAACTTGTATTTCAAAATGTACTACATTACCTATCTTAACATAACTACCACTAAACATAGGCGCACCGCTAAACGTTGGCTGTATTCCACCTATCGTGCCGCCATTGACAGTAAAGTTAGTCTTTTGGCTGATACTTAACTCAAAAAAAAAAGAGCCTGATAATAAGCTAATCAAATCATTTGCATCTCCATTGAATGCCACCAATCCTGCTGGTTCTATTTGAGTATTATCTACATTACTTACAATGATAGATGTCCATTGATTGAAACCGTACTTAATTATTATCTCATTATCATTAACTAACTCTAAGCTATTGACATTTATCAAAACCTTTGTAGCGTTTCCACTTGCATCAGTCAGAATAACGTTCCCACTTGCAGTTTTAATTATATTCATTTTAGTATAATATTATATTTGTTGAATTGTTTTTACGTGTTCTGCAAGTTCTACAGTAGAACCCTGCTCTTAAAAAATAACCGCACTCGTGACCATAACCGCAACCGCAATTATCATCATTCTCACAGCTATAGCAATCGCAATGTTTAGAATCAAACAAAGGCAAAGTATTCTTGTTATCACAAAGGTATTTTTCTATTAATGGTTTTAAATTATCTATCTTTTGTAGGGTATTATCCTGCATAAACTTAACCGATGCCAGACCACCATTTGTAGCAAACTCACTATCATTTGTAAAGATACCTTTACTACTAACTTGAAACGTTAAATAAGGTAGTGCCTCGTAGTAAATAACATAACCTAAGTATCTTAAAACGTAGGTAGTCCATAATGATTCATAGGCTGGATTGGTAGGAAACTTTTGAACAATAGGACCAGCATCTGGATTGTAATTACTTACATTCGCATTTTGATTAGCTACCATGTCATTATACAAAGCTGTTCCCAAAATAGGAACTAAAAAACGTTCCTCAGCACTTTGTATGTGAGGACTGATAATGTTAATATCAAAACGTGTATTAACTGGAGCGGCTCTATATATGCCTGTATTAACTACTTCTTGTGGTTTAATTAAACTCATTATGCGCCAAGTTTTTGTTCAGGTAAAGGTTGTGTATCTAAGCCAGTATTTTCTTTCTGTAAAGGTTGGAATCCTAATTCCGCTCTTTGTTCATCCATTGTCAATACTGACTTAATATCTAAATCTCCAGCAAAAGAGACTGGCATAGGTTTAGCAATATCCAAAGCTATATTAGACCAATTCTTACCAAAGAATGTAGCTGCATCCTGAATAACTGGATTTAAAAACTTAGTTAAAAATAGTCTTTGTGTCGGTCTAATTACCGTATTGTAAACAATATCAAACTCACTTCTTATTTGTTGATTAGAACCTAAGCTACCTGATGTTCTAAGACCAGTCAAACTCATAGTCCAACGATGAGCCGATATGATAGCTTGTTGTGCAATGGTTTGTAATTGCATAAATTCACCATCATAGCTATTATTTAAAATTTGAACATCTGACTTATAAGAGTTATCTCTTAAAGCCTGAATAAACATCTTAGAATTGTTTCCAGTACCGGTAAAACAATCGCGCATCGCCCTTACTACTTCTTGTGCCTCCTCTTGGTTAGTCGAACCGTATAAAGATATAATTGCACTCGGTGTGAAACCGTTTTCAAACTTACTTTGATTGAACTTAGGAATACGATATTCTAACTCAGACCATATCTTTGCACTTACCCAGTCAGGAATACCCCAGTAAACCAATGTAGGTTCGTAGTTCTTTAAGTGTATAATAGATTTTTCAACACCATCAAACTTTTCAAAGTGTGGGAACAAAGGTAAATCAATAGGGTCTTTAGGAGTTATTACATAATGTTCCTCAAACTCGGAACTTATGCCTATATGAGTAGGGTATAATTCATCCTTGTCAGCTTTTTTAGGTCTGCACCAAGTAATAGGTAGCAAACGCATTGTATATTTTAACGTTTTACCTACCTTAATTCGCTGCAATTCGATAAAAGCGTTACCAAAACTTGCAAAGTCTTTGAAAATTTTTCCGCTAAGTTCCTCGATACTTTCATTCTCAAAATTAACATTAGACAAAAAGTCGTTTATTTCTTGTTCTTGCTCTATCGTTATTGTCTGGTTTTCTAATCTTTGTTCTTTAAGGCTTGATAGCACACTAAGAGAAGAAGCAGGTACGCTATAAAACCCATCCCCTAAACTATAATTAACTTTTTGCTGAATGATTGATGCCGTTGTTGGCGAATTATTACAGATAGCTTGAATCCTATCTAAACGCCAAAGGTCGTACGTATTAAATGGTAAATACTCTACGACTGTTGTATCGAGAAATTCCTTTGTAGGTTCTCTAAATATATCATCAACTAAAAAAGGGCGAACGCCAAGTTGAACACCAGTCCACGCGTGTACTTTGTTCGAGGTGGTAGGATTCGCTTGGACTCTATTCGCCCTCAGGTTTGATTTCTTCATATTCTAAATTATCTACTTGTTTGTTTTTTACTTTTTTTTTGTCAACAATTATAGCCTCGTGACCTAAATGGTAAAGATGCTCCAACTGTTCTTGAGTTGCCTCGTTTAAGTTAACCTTAAATTTTGAACAAACAACAAAACAATTTAAGAATTTTTCGTCTACTTTAAACATATCTTTTAATTTTAAAAAGGGTGGCTGTTACACCACCCCCGATATATAACGAACAAAGCAAGAGATTAAACTGGAATAACAACCGCAGGGTCCACTGGCCATGCTAATTCAGTACCGCGAGAAACCAAAGTGATAGACGCTTGGTTTTGGTCATTGATAGCTGTTCCTGTTGTAGTTTCGAACGCTGTTAATTGAGCAGGGAAGTGAACACCAGCAGTTGACAAAGATTGAGGCACACCCCAAATCCAACGTGAACCATTATTCTCTTCGTGAATAACGATAAATCCACAACAACAATCTTTTAATTCATCGATTGCCTCTTTAACATCTTGAGCGTGACAAGGGAAAACGCCAGTCAAAGTTTGTGTCACAACCGTGTTACAATTTGTTCTTTCACCAGTTTCAACCCAAGAACCAGTTTCCTGATAAGGAGTGAACTCATAGAACTTTGTAAGACCTGTCATAGTAATTGCAGTCAATTCACCAGAAGTGAATGTAAGTGTTGCTACATCTCCAAGACTTGCTAACCAGAACTTATTCAGACCGCCTGAGCAACTTGTAGAACAACTAACACTATATCCAGAAGTTAAACAACTCATATATATTTAGTTTATTATTATTAATTAATATAGGGGGTATATTTCAACCCCCATTTTTTTAGTATGCTACGGTAATCAATTCGTTATGCTTATAGTTGAAGCCTAAGTAGAATTTGATTTTAGCTTTCAATTTTTCAGTTTCCCAATCCTGCCAAGCTTGAACTTGGTTAAGTGGAGAAGTGACATCAGTTCCCATTACTAAGTTATCTCTCTTAGTGTAAAGAACGTAGTTAGCATCGTTGATACCTTGGTATGCAGAAGCATAACCCTGCCAATCGTACATAGGCTTAACTTCGATACCATTGAACGTTAATCTGGAAGTTCCATTCATTAACAATTCAAGATGCATATTTGAAGAGATACCGTTGTTTTGTAAGTCTTGTAGGTATTGTCTATAAACGTTAGCAGAAACTAACATTACTTTCTCAGCTTCAGGAACTGCACTAAGAACGTTAGAAGCATTTTCCCAAACCGCAGTCAATAGGTCGATACCGTCACCAGCTCCCAAAGGAACACCAGAGTTAGAGTTGATATAAGGAACTAAGTTAAGAGCAACCAAGTTAGGGATGTAAACAGACCACATACCATCTACGATATTAACATCGTTGTTTGCACTTGACTTGTCACCAAAGAAAGAAAGAAGTAGGGCTTGTTTACGAACTGCCTGTTGCATTCTTGTCAACAATAAATCCATAAAGATAGTACCTTCAAGGTTATCTATTTGAGTACCTTTTTTAAGTAGTTGCTTATAAACTGTATCTTTGAATTCATCAAAACAAAGTTCAACGTTTGCCTTTACGAATTCAGTTTCGATACATCTTTCGAAGATAGACATAGAACCTTTTGGAGTCCATCCACAACCATCTCCAAGTTGTAGGATATTTTCCATTGCACCTACATAACCGATGTTTTGCTTCTTGTTAACAAGTAACATCGTGTCAAAAATCTCATCTACTTCAGCATCAAAAAATACTGGTTTTAGCAAAAGTTCTTGAGCCTGTTCGCCAATCAAATTGATATTGAACTGACCGTTTTCATATATAGCCATAATATTATTTTTAAAGTTTAAATGTTAATTAAATTAAGCCAAAGTGTAATCAATTGTAATTACATAAGGGTCATTACTTGCATCACTATTTACAGTAATATCACCAGTGTAACTACCTGCAATTCCTGAAGTGTCAACCGTACCACTTAAAGTTACTGTCTGATTAGGGTAAACCACACCAGCAAAGTTTGGTAAGTCAAAACTTAGAACGTCACCAGTGAAAGATACCGAGCTAATAGTCAAAACAGATTGACCAACGTTTTTATAAACAACTGTAAACTTCTCGAATGTACCTCCAGCAACAAAGCTACCTAAGTCATAAGAGCCACCAGATGCAACTGAAGTTGTTCCATCAGCTTCAAAACCAGCAATAACTGGAGCGTAAAGAGTAGTAGTGTTAATAGTAACCGCACCTACAAAAGAATTGTAAGGGAACGTGTATTCAACGATACAAGGGCAGTCAACAGAAGCATTGTCTAATACCTCAATAACAACAGATACAGTCCAAACAACTGATACATCTAAACCAGCTACATCAACAGAAAGTGAACTAACAGTTCCAGTTCCTACCGCAGTAGCAAAGTTTCCAAGTCCATCAGTAACTACAACTTTCACATAACGTGAATCAATACTTGAAGTAGGAGCAGAAAATGAAATGTCAAAAGTGTTAGATACACCTTCGTAGCCATACTCAGCAACTAAAGCTAAGTCAGTTCCGCAACAACCAGTTTGCTTAATCTTTAAGATTTCAGCATTGGCAGGGTTTGCAAGTGGATTAGTTCTATTGAAAAAGAATTCTTGACTATTTCCCTCTGCATAAAAGTTTTCTTTATTAAAAGCCATTTTTTTAGAGTTTATTTATTTAACAATGATTTGATAAACGTAGACGCTTGGATAATCTGTTCTTGAGTAAATTTATTCTTAACAGATATACCTGCGCTTTCAGATTTGTAACTAATTTTAGCAAAGGCTTTAGCTTTAGTTTCCTCAAGTTCTTTTTCTTTGCTTTCAATTACGGTTTCTTTTTCCTCCATATCGGATTCCATAGATTTGATTTTTTCTTTCATACCAGCCATCTCAGTTGACATAGCTTCTTTTTCAGCTTCAAGTTCAGCGATTTTCTTTTTGTACCATTCGATTTTCTCTTCTGGAGTGTAATCGTCAAAACTTTTTTCAATTTCAATTTCCATCTCTTCAGCCTTTGGCTCTTCAATAACTGTCATATCTTTCTCTTCGACAATTTCAGCTTTGAAACCAAAAACAGATGCGATGTTCTGAAGTAGACTTTTTTTGTCGTTCATACTGTTTTTAATTTTAGGAATGTTTTTAAATTTAGATTCAGCGCGTACCTTATTGAATACCGCCTCGTAGTTTTTATAATCAGGTATTTGTGCCTCATCCATTATGTAGTCAGCAAAACCATAGTCTACCGCTTCCTGCGCTGTTAACCACGTTTCCTCTGCCATCATATTTCTTACATATTCTTTAGTGTCCTCAATGCTATTATTGATTAACTTGCCTTTGCTTTCCATTTGTGTCGTATAGATGTTAACCATTTGTTCATCTACTCTGTTAAGCAATTCGACAGTCTTTGATATTTGCTTTGCGTTTCCTTCAGCACCAGACCACGCTGAGTGAATCATAAAAAAGCTATTAGATGTAAGTATTTTTTCATCAGCCGCTAAGAATACAACCGTTGCAGCACTTGCCACAATACCAATTCCCTTTGCAGTTGTTTTACCTTTGTAGCTACTAATCATTGCCGCCATAGTCAAACCTTCAAAGTATGAACCGCCTTCAGATGCAATGTTAAAAGTAACATCCAAACCGTTTGCGTTTTCAAGTTCAGCTTTCAAACTCTGAGCGTTCGCCTCTGTATATTGGTCTATCGCTCCGATTATGTCTATTTCTGTCATATTCTTTACCGCTTCTTTGTCTATTTGTTCTGATTTTCTAATTGCCCAATCTATCCCCTCAGTACCGCCCCAAGCGTCCCACATTAAACCGCCACATCCTTCGTTATATGGTACATCCTTATTTTGTCTATGCCTATTGAATGATGCCATACGTTTAACCGTATCAACTGATATTGATTCTCCTTTTGCTAATTGGTTCGCTCTCGCCCAACCGACTGGAGTACCGCAGTCATTCTTATTGTCGGTTTCCTCTCTAAACTTCAAAGCACGTTTAGCGTTCTCACTTGCAGCCTTTGGGTAATCGTTATAAGTATCAGCCATACCACAAAATTAAATTTGGTATATTCTAAAAAATAATGATTTGTGTAAATACAAAAAACCGCTGCAAAAACTTGCAAGGGTCAATCACTAACTAAAACAAAAATGGAGACTAAATTTTTTCTATCTCTTCCTTTACTCTATGCCAATAATCCAGCTTAGGAAAGAAGTTAAATAACGATGTCGAATAAGGGTTGGTGTCAATAACTAAGTCAACTGCTATCATAGCATTTTGTTTAGCTATCGTAGTGCAAAGTATTTCACATCCACAATCAGTATCTTCGTTTATTAAAACGTTCTTATAGATGCTTACCAATAGTTCAGCTTTGTCTTTTGCTGTCATAGTCCAAAGATATTTTTAAACTCATCAGGGAATCCATCAAAAGCATCTTTAATATCGTTACTTTTATCGGCTTCTATCTTATGAAATATTATCTTGTCTTTAATAATATTCTTTACCTCAATAGTATCTCTGGCATCGACTACGGTTTTCATTTTCTTACCGTATAGTTCAAAGTAAACAGTATATTTTTTAGCCATTACTCAATAGGTTTTTTGTGGAATAAATCAAATATTTGTTCTTTGTTTTTACCCCAGTACATACCGCAGTCAATCTTAATTTTATCGCCTTTGGTTTCATTAACATAAAACGGTACGTTAGCGAAGTAAGATTGACGGTAAGCGTTATCGTTTGCCGTAAATCTGTAGCATTGTTTTTTGACTGGACATCCAGTTCCTTTACATTTTGATATATCTGCCATTTTAAAATTCTATTTTGTTTGGATGAAAGTAAGCATAATGATTAGCTAAAATACTATAAATACCTTTAACATCTAAAGGGTAATCCTTAGCCATTTGTTCAACTGCCTTTTGTTTAGAACCGTAATTTTCTAAATATTCAGGATATTTAAAGATGATAACATACCGATGTACTATTGACTGTCTGACAATATTGTGCCTAATCAAATAGCTGATAACATTCTCAATACTTACATCTTGTTTTTTACGCTCCAAAGTTTCGACAATCTCACCTTGTAACATATCAATAAAATTCTTATTACACTTTTTACGCCTCTTGCTATTTACGTTGTCTACCATTCGTGAACTATGTTTTTAAAGTAAGCAATAACTTTACCGATACAACTCGGACATTTTATATCCTGCTGAATTTTGCCCTGTACTGATTCGCCTTGTCGCATAGTATATATAAACCTATAATAGTAATTGAATAGCGTCTGGCGGTCTTTAATAGGCATATAAAGCATAGTCTTTTGACGCTCCATAATTGCCTTTACTTCTTGTCGGTATTGTTCTGGAATCTCTCTAATGTACATAGTTAAAATGTTGAATTTGCTTTAATCGTTTTTTTATCGTTTCTACTCTTTTCGACTTCATAGTCTGTGGTCGCAGTATATACAACTGTTAACCTATCTATTCTTTGATTGGTAGCCTTAACCATCTCATCCATTAAGTTAACTCTCATTTGCTCTGTGGCAATACTATTATTAGCATTTGATATAAGCGAAGTCGGTGCGCCTACTAACCCACCGTTCGCAAAGTTTGGTATTTGTGCTTTCTTTAAAGTAGAGTAACCTATGCGCCTTTGTTGGCTTTCGTTTAGGACTATTTCGCCAGTCTTTAACGTTGCAAGTACATTATCGCCGTTCGATAGTGGTTTGATATTACCTCTACTTGTAACCCTGCCACCGTTAGCGAATTGAACGATGTCATCACCCTTACCTACAACCCCACCTTTTGCCAATGGTTGAGCCGCAATAATAGCAGTCTGAGCCGCTGCCTGAACACTTGCAGTAATAATAGCAGGAATATTAAATGGAGGCGGAGCAGAAGCGACAGCTTTACTAATTGCCAAAGCACCATTTATAATACTTTGAATAATAGCTATTGCTTTAGCTTTTTTAGCCGCGTTTCTTTCAGCCTCTTCTTGAGCCTTAGCT